ATTATGGCTAGGTATACTGGAGCGAAGAAGCATACGCACTCGTCCGCGCGGATTGGAGGTGTGTGGAGATGTATGGGCGAAGCATGTACGCATTTTATGCCTGGGAATATGCCAATGGGTCCAATGAATCAGAAGTCGGTTTGTTGGAATTGTGATAAGGAGTTTGTACTAGCAGCGGATTTGATGGTAAAGGATTATCCGATTTGCTACGAGTGCACACGCAAAGAAGAACAGCTACAAGACGTGGATGACAGCGTTATCGAAGCATACATGAAGAAGAAGAAGGAGGAAGAATGACTCAGAAACGCGCGGTTACTGACCACGTAGAAGAATACAAGGACTGCGATAAATGTGGAACTATAGATGATTGTACAAAACTAGAACCAATATATCCTAGACTGACAACACGCGCATTTTTCTGCAAGGATTGCTTAGCGAAGTTTGCAGATTATGTGCGCGAGCGTAAAACGTCGCACCGGACACTTGAGATTATTCTCAAGGAGTTTCTTGAGAAGTAGTTCCCGGTAGCAGAATCTTCGCCAGACGTTCGCTTTGCACGACAAAGGCCGCTAACCCCTTGACCCTGAGGCGGTTAGCGGCCTGTTTGACAAGCGCCCGGAGATGTGCGACAATGAGTCTCCCGGAGGGTCTACTAACCGATACTACTTCCGGGAAGTAGTATCAAACACTTGCACCGAAAGGTCGTGTAGAATGTCAACCAGTTACTCGCTCCGAAAGGACGGAAAATCATGAAAAGGTTCTATTGCACAGTTTGTCAGCGTATTAAACGTGTGCGTCGTATGCCCGCGAATGTAGTAGACGCGGACGCGCCGGTTATTAGAATGCGCGAGGGCGCATGCGATTATCATATGACTGGACGTACGCGTACGGTCGTAGTTCAACAAAGGAAGCGGAGCAAGTAATGATTCCACAAACTACGCGTAAAACTAAGCAGGGAGATTGTGACGCCTGCACGACTACTAACGTAGTGATTACGCTGATGGACCATAACATGTGGTTGTGTCCAGAATGCGTTATCAAAGAAATTAAGGTAGGAAATACAGTCAAAGCGATGCAAGTTACTGTTGAACAATCACGGAAGATTGATTCGCAGATTAATCTGAAGCAGGATATCTTCCTGAACAAGACAGTTGCATTCGTCGAGTTACAGGCGGCGATATACGCGGATGAATCTATCGCAGCGGAGGATAAGGCGATAGCATTCATGAACGAAGTTAAGACGCGTATTCAGAAGCTGTCGAAAGTAATCTCGGAGCGTCAGGAAGAACTTGGCGAACTGCAAACTGAGAAGCGTATGTATCAAGTCCAGGCGCAGGAATACGCGGGTAGAATTGGACGCGAGATTGAGGAGAAATATCCGGAGTTCAGAGTAACATACGCTCCTGCTCCGATTACGAAGAAGGAGAAGAGTAGTAAGCCGGTGAAGTCTGCTAAGGCGTCGTATACTGAAGCTAAGGAGGCAGCGAAGAAATACGGTGTTGAGCAGTATCTCTCAGCGATTCAGATGATTATGAAGAGTAAGGGTGTGAGCGCGGAGATTGCTGCGAAACAATTCGCTGAACAAGTTAAATAGCTGAATCCGAAAGGACAGTATATGGACCGAAAAGAAGCTACAGAATTTGCTAGGCAAGAAATGATAAAGTGGGGACTGAAAGATTGGTCCCTACGACTGAATCAGAATGCGCAGTCGGGATTTCTCGGTATGTGTATGCACAAGGATAAATGCATCATCCTCTCTGCACACCATATCGATATTCATCCTACGCCGGACGTAGTGAATACGATTCGGCATGAAATAGCTCATGCGCTCACGATAGGACACGCGCATGACGAAGTATGGGAAGCTAAAGCGCGTGAAGTAGGATGCGATAATACGAACAAGTGTTCGAATCTTTCTCTCTCACCGGAGATTATCGACGCTATTCGTAGCGGAGCTACTGTAGAAGTGACGTTCACGGAGCAAGTCATACGCACGCCGAAGTATAACATCACACGGCTGCAAGATAAGTGTGAGGTATGCGGAAAGGTAGCGAAGACTGCTAGCGAGCGCATAGTAGAAATGCCCGGTGATAGAGAACCAAACCTGAAATTCATTACTCTGGAATGCGGGCATATCACCTTCCGTAAGATTCCCAAAGGCACACCGTTCCACACGTTTATCGCATTCGCTGATAAGAATTGCCAGCATGAATGGGATAAAAACTCCTGCAAGAAATGCCCAGCGAAGCGGCCATATCAATTCCAGCTCGAAGGTATGCAATTCCTAGAGGCTGGATTATCAGTCAACAACGGCGCCGCGTGTTTCGACGAAATGGGATTAGGTAAGACTATTCAGGCAGGAGGTACGATATACTTCCATCCTGAGTTCTGGCCTACTCTCTGGATTGTCAAGAGCGGACTGAAGTATCAGACTAGCTCATTCCTAATCAATTGGCTCGGTGATGAACACTGTCCGCAGGTGATTAACACGTCGAAAGATTGGTTAATCCCAGGTCTTAAGCATTATATCATCGGCTACGATATGCTAGTGCCTAAGACGCGCACGATGAAGAGCAGCGGTAAAGTAGTTCAGAGTGGATTTGATATCGAGCAGTTCAATAGAATCGGTATCAAGTGTGTCATCCTCGATGAATGTCAACAGATTAAGAATGTTGATAGCACGCGGACGCAGATGGTTCGACGCGTAGTCAAGGGACGCAAGGTTATTCCATTGTCTGGTACGCCGTGGAATAATCGTGGCTCTGAACTATTCCCGGTTCTGAATATGATGGACCCGATGAAGTTTAATTCTGAAGAAGGATTCAAACGTAGTTGGGTCGACATGTATTACGTTGGGAAATTCCTCAAAGAAGGTGGAATACGCAACGTAGATGCATTCCGCGAATTCACGAAGGATATCTGTATCCGCCGTGAGCGCAAGGAAGTAATGTCAGAACTACCGACTGTGAATCGTACGAAGCTGAACGTCGTATTTAATGAGATGGAAGAAAAGATATACGACGAAGCAGTAGACGATTTCGTTCGGTGGTTTGAAGAACATCAGGCGAGTCTTAGTGGCATGGCTATCATCGCAGCTATGGCTAAGATGCGCCATCTCGTAGCACTCGCGAAGATTCCTACCACGCTGGAATACGTAGACGAGTTCATCGAGGATACAGACAAGAAGCTGGTGATATTCGCGCATCACAAAGACGTGCAACTAACGCTATATGACACGCTGAAGGAACGATACGCGGGTGAGATACCAGTGTTAAGACTCTTCGCAGATGATAACGCTTTCAGGCGTAATCAGATTCAGGATGAGTTTAACGCAGCGCCGCGTGCGATACTTGTCGCGAGTCAACTAGCAGCAGGTGAAGGATTAAACCTACAAACATGCGCGGATTGTATCATGCATGAGCGGCAGTGGAATCCAGGTAAAGAGGAACAATGCGAAGGTAGATTCATTCGTATCGGAGCAGTCGCAGAAGTGGTGAATGCAATCTACACGCATATGGACGGATTAACTGCTATCGACGCACAGTTAGATGGAATCGTCGAGCGTAAGCGTAGACAGTTTAGCGGTTGGACTGGTCGAGAAGCTGAAAGATGGAACGAAGACTCTATCATGAAAGAACTAGCGGAAACTATTGTGAACGCGCAGCGTAGGAAGCGCGGAAAGGCAGCGTAGAATGACTAAACAACTAGAACGTGCAATCATGGAAGCGATACAGTGGTTCGACAACTTCGAGAAAGGGACGGGCCTAAATGGTCCGTCCTCTTCTATTGAAGTAGCGCGTAAGTTATATAACGCGCTGAAAAATCAGCGAGAATTGGACGAGCATAAATAGTGAGTGGTAGAGTCGAGCATTGGTTCGACTCTATCACCGGACACTCTAATTGGAGGATAAAATGGTAAAGCGAATCGTAATCAATATCGGACTTGATCAGGGATTCAGCGAATTAACCAATGAGGAAATAGGATACGTAGCTGAATATATCGTCGATAACATTCGAGAGCAGAGAGACGTTGGTATCGAGGAAATGGAAGGTATTACTGACGTCACCTACGTTATTGTCGAGGCCTAAATCTATTCTGTGCGCGTTGCTCAGATAGGAGATTAACTATGATTACTGATCCAACTATCCAGCAGATAGACGAGCAGTTTCAGAATGCGGTAAAGATATCGCATATTCTACTGCAAACTCTCAACGAAGTTACGACCGCATGTGACTATGTACCCGGAGAACCTGTATCAGATTTGAAGGATAGGATTCGCAAGATAGTCCAGCTTGGACTAATGTCAGTAAAGGAGCACATGAGTCGTACTCATGTGAAAATGTAAGTGAAGACACTCATGAGATTTAGTGTCACAGTGACACGCCCGTATGGTGTGCCGGATAAGGACAGGAAAATTATCGCGGACTATACGGAACTTTTTCAGATAGTCATCGAACGGATGATTAAGGAGGAACTGTCGCAGCTAGAGATACCTGGATTAGCTGTGAAAGTGAAGGTGATGCAACAATGAACAAGAGACATTGTTTACCAAGACTACCCGGAACTATACGCGACACTGCATACGCAGCTACGGAGCGAGAGATTAAGGACACGCTAAAGTTTATCGCACGGCAGCATAACTGCTCCGTGTCCTTTGTACTTAACACTATTATTGCTGACGCCCTGAATATCAAGGTGCCAGTGAGGTACTATGACTACAGAAAAGTTACTGGAAAAGCTAAGAAGACAGCGTGACTTAGTAGACATGGCTATTCATCTGATTGAATCTGAACTCAGGATAGCTAAGTCTGAGGAGATAGTTGAAACAAGTAAGAAAGTCCGTAAGTGGACTAAAGCACAACACGTGAAGTTTCGCGCAACTATGAAAGCAAAAACTGCTAGGAGGATATGATGGCGATTTCTGCTAAGGAACAAAAGGCAAAGCAGGTAAAGAGGCTGCTACCAAAGCACTAGCTACGGGAGGTCACGCTTGGCTTCGTAGGCAGATATCCCAGTACGCCGGTCTGCGGAATCCCTGGATATGTGCAAGGCGCAATGGAAGTTGTTTCAGCCTTTCACAACGGATAGGAGGAAATATGTGGGAACCAGAGATAGCTAAGCTAAAGCAGATTCAACAACTAGCTGGTGAAGTAATAGCCAGCCTATCTGGAAATACGATACTTGTTCCGATTGGTTCAAGTATTCAGTCTGCGATTAACTCTGCTCCCTCTGGTTCCACTCTCTTGTTAGAGCAAGGAACTTATGTGGAGAATATTCGTATCAACCAGCCAGTTACAATACGGTATCAGAATCCGGTAGATTCTCCCGGTGCTAGTATGCCATGCTGGATACGCGGGAATGGCCCGACTACTATTGAAGTCACGAATATGGACTCTAGTAATTGGGTGAACGTTTTAGACGTAGGAGTAGCGAACGATACGCACTCCGGCGATGGAATTGACATCTACGGAATACAAACATTAGTTCAGCGCGTATCCATTTTTGGTGACGCAGTAGAAGGTATGCATCGTGGCATCCTCACTAATGGTAATGTAATCCGGTTGAATAACATCTGGATGGATAACATATTCCAGATACGCCGTGATAGTACAGGATTCGGTGGATGGGAAGGCAGAGATTTAATCGCTACGAACCTAAGTATATGTGCGGGTGCTTACGGCTTTCTATTCGGTGGAGCGGATTCTAGTTCAGACTTGTTCAGTCCATCACAGATTGATATTAGCAACTTCCATCTGACAAAGAAGCCAGAGTGGGTAGGAATGGGAGTGAATATCAAGACTGGATTTGAGTTGAAGGATGCTAGAGACGTTCATATTTGGAATGGATACACTGCATACGCGGGTATAGCAGAGGGTCAAGGCGGATATGCAATGCTACTCACAGTGCGGAATCAAGATGGTAATGCACCGTGGGCTACTATTCGCAACGTAGTAATCGAAGATGTACAGTTCGCTAAAACTGCAGGATGTTGTAACATACTCGGACAAGATGATCAGAATCCGAGTGTGAAGATGACTAACGTAACAATCAGAAACTGTACATTCCTTGATATTGATGGTCAAAAATACACAGGTGATGGTCGTTGCTTCTTGTTTAATAACGCTCCTGATAAAGTTACATTGGAAGCGTTAACGATACAAGGACAGAATCTAAACCAGCTAGGATATTTTCCGCTACCAGATGTAAAGCCCACGAACCTAACTATGCGTAACTGGGTATTCCCAGAGACTCTGTATGGTTGGTTCCAAGAAGATGGTCCGCATGATATTCCTCCGGATGCAACTCACTTGAAGGAATATATGCCAGATATGACTTATGAGATAACTGCTAATGACTCAGGTGCAAGCAAATAACTGTCCAGTTTGTAATTCTCAACTAGATGGGATTAGCGGTACACGCAGACCAAGACCAACTGACCTATGCGTCTGCTTGTATTGCTACGCCGTATTGCAGTTCAAGGATGATATGACACTGGAAATAATGACTGAGGAACCTGACTCTGAAACTCAAGAAATACTAGCTGACTTAATTAGGCAACTACGGCATATAAAGAATTCGATGAACAACTAATGGACCTAATTGCACAGCCAAAGAAGAATGTAATACTCGATGCTACATCGCTGAGTAGCTTAATGTCATGCGCACGTTATCATGATATACGCTTCAATCATCGGTTAGTATCATCGAAAGGAAAGTCCAACTCGCTAGAGGTAGGTTCGTTAATTCATAAGGTGCTTGAGGTTTATTACAAGCACATGATTAACGGATTCCCTCGTACTACAGCCATAGGTAATGCTCTAATCGCCGGTCAATTATTTATCGATGGTTGTCCCCACTGTGCGGACGGAACTAATCCTAATCCGTCATGTACACACGAACCAGCAGAGTATCCGGGTATGCAGAATACACCGGAATTAAACGAACGCTATGTAGTTGGTTGGCGATTCGCTTTGCAAACATGCGAACAATACTTCGACATGTACAAGAATGATGCGTTCATCCCACTCGCAGCAGAAGAAGTCAAAGGAGAAGTCCTCTACGAAGACGATGAGATTCGAGTTATGTGGAAAGCAAAATTCGATCTTATTGTCGATACCAATCAAGTGGGTATCGTATCGATGGACCATAAAACGTTCAAGCAGCGTAGAGATAAATCAACGCTGAGCAATCAGTTTCTTGGTCAATGTTTACTTCTGAAGTCTCGCAATGTAATTGTCAATAAGATTGGATTGCAGACTACAGTTCCACTAATTGAACGGATGACACGTGAGTATACGATATTCACGAAGGACAGATTAGATGAATGGCAGAATGAGATACTGCCATACTACGCGTATAAATACATTCAGTTCGTAGAGAGTGGATTCTGGCCACCAGATTACACGCACTGCGAAACTATGTATGGTCCGTGTCCTTACAAGGAGGTGTGCGAAGCAGATAGGAATATGCGAGTAGAAGTTCTCAGAGCAGGATTCCAAATTGCACCCATTTGGGACCCAACTAATAAGGAGGATTGATTGCCAAATATGAGTAGCGTGAATTTCGATTCTCTCTATTGTATGTTTAAGGGAGAACCCGGAACACGCAAGTCTACGCAGGCGTTATCATTCCCTACGCCGCAGTTTTGGTTTTCGTGGGATAGAAAGATGAATGGTATCTATCTACCTATGAAGCGATGGGGAATAGATTCGAAACAAATAGACTATGAGGACTACGAAGATTGGACTAAGCCTCGTAAGCAATTGGAATTATTCCAAACCAATTGTAAGTACAAGACTCTAATCTTCGACTCTATTACTAGCATGGCAGATATGACACTGCGTCAAACTGTCAAGGCGAAGTATGGAGTAACGCGCGCTTCGGGTGCGGCGGCGGGTAAATTAATCGCTGGTATTGCAGTCAATGAGATTGAAGACTATAACGCAGAATCTTCTGCATTACAGGAACTAATCGCATTGACGAAGGATATCAACAATTATCACAAGGTGAACATCATCTTGATTGCTCACGTAGTGCAGGCTGAATATCGCAACACTACAAACAACACTACACACGTCAGTCGTACAATAGTTACGGCTGGCAAGAAGGTAGCTCCGAAAATCCCCGCCTACTGTGGTGAAGTATATCACTTCAACATTAAGTCAGGCATGGTGCAAGGAGCGGGAGGAGAGTATAGCTTACTGACTGAACATACAGGGGATGATTTTGCGCGTTCAGCTCTTGGACTGGACCGTGAAATTGTCTTCAATGACAAACCCCTATACGCAACCTATCTGCAACCTGCTATCACCAAGATGTTAGCCACATACGTTCCAACAACCAAAATCTGAGGTACACACACATGGCTATTGTTGAGTTCTCTGACTCCGATCTTCTCCGCAACAAGATCATCGAACCTGCGTGGTACACGGTCCATATTGATGGACATCGTGATTGGGCGCCTTCCAAGGATGGACAGAGCAACAACTGCTACATGGAATGCACCATCGAGAAGAACGCACAGGATGGTTCTACGGAATACACTGGTGTTCCGATTGAACTGATGTTCAACGATAAGCCTAAGGCGAAGGGCTTCATCGAAGGATTCCTGCGTGGACTCGGTGTAGACGTGCAGTCGAAGTCCCGCTACGACTTGGCGCAAGCAGTGGGAAAACGTCTCAACGTGTTCGTAGAGAATGAGACGTACAATGGTCGTCTCATCAATCGTGTCAATCACAAGTACAAGCCGGTGACTGAGTAATTGGTTTGTGGGATGTCACGGAAATATATTGAATACCGTGAAGAGCGGTTGCCATGCTCTCTCCAACATCCCACATTTTTACACTGATATTAACTGAGGTGAACAGATGGACGCAGTGAAACTGATTGATGAGTTGATTAGTAAACTGAGTAGAGGATGTAACAGCAGGGAAGAGTACACGGAAGCATTGCAAGAAATGACAGAACGTTCCACTGCCGCGTATAACGCAGCTGTAGAAAATGAGGAAGAAGTTGACGAAGAAGCGACGGAGGAAGATTCGGA